GCCATTGTGTTCTATGTTTAAGCATTTCATAGGTAGCTTTAATACTTGCTAGATCTCTTACGTATGCACCTTTCTCATTGAAATACTTTCTTACAAATTCACTGTCATATGTTTGCTGTGAATAAATGTTACCTGGAACGTGCCAACCGCCTTCACCAAGTTGTGGTATAAACCTATCTTCTCTGCATACATTGGTCCATTGTACAACAACTAGATCTTCGTGTGTAAAATTATATATAGAATCAGCCTGCATAACCATATTAAAAATATATTGATTACCAGCACCACTTCTGCCCAAGTTTATAAATTCAATTGGTTCTAATTCCTTTGCTAGACAGTTAGCCCAGGTACCCCAGTTATAGTGTGTAAAACTGCAACCAAAGGTAAACAGTCTTTTAGGTTGGTAATTAAAAAGGCTATTGTTCATTTGCTATATTTCTCATCTTTAATGCTGTGTTACAAAACACATCTTTACTATACTTACCTTCTAGTAATGTACGAAAGTTATGTTTTAGAACTGTTTCGTTCTTAAACTTCCAATACCATTTTTCTTCTAATGTCATTGTTCTTATTTTGTCTAGTTGTGATGTAACTGACTTCCATAGTTCAGCCCATCTTTTAGTTGGATCTTCAATGCTGTCAAACCCTAAATCAAACCAAGAATCATAAGTCATATATCCGTAGTCAGCTAATCTTTTATTACAACCTGTTTGTCCCCATATCACAAAAGGTTGCATATGATATATTGATCTAAAAGTCTTTTCACTGTAAAATAAACTTGTTTGTTTCCAATCGTCTACATGAGTTTCATTTACTATTTGAAATAATGTTTTGTCGTTGAGATCTCCGTGTAGCGAAGTTGCATGGTTAGTTTTAAAATCATCTGTGTCTACAATCAAAGGTAATTTTTTTTGAAACTGTTGTACATATTTTTTCTTAGCAGTTGGATCATTTACAAAAGGAATCTGCATCATTAACCAATCTATATCTTCGTCACGTACAGCATTATGACTAATAAGAAAATCATCACGATATTTGCTGTTGTATATTTTCATACTACTATATAATCTAGCCGCCCTGTTAATTCTGCTTAAACTTAATCCTGCTTTAGATTGCATGGCTAGTTTCTTAGTTTGATCAACAGCAGTATTAAGTCTTTTTAACACTATCGAGTCCAACATACTATTAGTACCTATTTCATATCCCAAAGGATCCATTTGTACTTCTTGTTGTCCTTTAACTCCAAGTATCATTCTTTCAAAGTTTAGAAAAGTAAAAACATTAATTGTATCTTTTATATTATGTTGACGATTAAAGTTCTTAATGTTATCGTTGTCTTTCATATTGCTAGAACAAAAGAATATTCTCTTAGGAGGTATTTTATAATCATTTGACATTTTATATAGTATATCAAAAAATGGTTCGCTGTATATAGGACTAAATCCTTCAGTACTTGCATCAAAAATAAAAAATGATTTAGGATTTTTACGTAGTGCTTTTCTTACTTTTGGTTTTACCCATCTGAAGAAATCTGTATCTTTTGTCCATCTTGGATATTGTATCAATACAAAATATACATCAATATCATCACTTTCTATACCCAAATCTCTGAAGGCCGCCTCTAAATTAGCCGTAGTCTGGGTGCTTTTCGGTTGATGCACATATTGGTTAAAATTAATGCAGTCTTGAATAAGATTCATAATAACTAGTTTCCATAAATACTACTATATTTATATACGCATTTAATGGTAGGAGATTAGTGTGAAGATTAGTTTCATCGGATTAGGTAAGCTGGGCTTACCCTGTGCAGAAGCAGTAGCACAAAAAGGACACACCGTAAGCGGATACGATATCGTAGACGTAACAAGTAAGTTAGTTAATGTAAAGGATACTATTGCTGAAGCAGTAGTAGGACAGGACATTGTATTTGTTGCTGTTCCAACTCCCCACGATCCTGCGTATGACGGCAGAGCTCCAACGGCTCATTTAGAACCTAAAGACTTTTCATATAAAATTGTAAAAGAATGTTTGGAAGAAGCTAACAAGTTTATGACCAAGGACCAGTTGCTTGTTCTTATCAGCACAGTTCTTCCAGGCACAACACGTAGAGAATTTGTACCATTAGTAACTAACACAAGGTTTGTTTACAATCCATATCTTATTGCTATGGGTACAGTTGCTTGGGATATGATCAATCCTGAGATGATTATGATTGGAACCGAAGATGGAAGTGCTACAACTGATGCTAGAGAGTTAGTAAGATTTTATCAAAGCATTATGGAAAACAATCCACGTTACGAAATAGGTACTTGGGACGAGTGCGAATGTATAAAAGTTTTTTATAATACATTTATTAGTACAAAGATTGGACTTGTTAATATGATGCAGGACGTAGCACAGAAACAAGGAAACATAAATGTTGATGTTGTAACAAGAGCATTATCAAAGTCAACAATGCGTATCATTAGCAAAGCATATATGAAAGCAGGTATGGGAGATGGAGGTGCTTGCCACCCACGTGATAATATCGCTTTACGTTATATGGCAAAGGAACTTGGACTAGGTTATGATTTATTTGATTCAGTAATGAATGCAAGAGAGAAACAAGCAGAAAACATGGCTATTGAAATATTAAAATACGGAAACAAGGTTCAGTTTAGTAGCGATAGTTATAAGCCAGGAGTTGAATATGTTGATGGTAGTTATAGTTTATTAGTACAACATTATGTAAAAGAACATGGCGGATATGTTGTAAAAGAAAATCCACACATCTACGTACTAGTACACGAAGGAGATACAGTTCCTGACAACGTACCTGTGTTTGATCCATGGAGAACGTATCGAGGACCTAACGTAGTTTACTACGGCAATACAAGGAAAGACAAAGGCATAGTTTGTGAGTAAAATTTTAATAGTCGGCGACAGTAATGGTCTAGGAGAATGGGGAACTATTGTTCCAGGACCGTCAGTTGCTAACGGAACAGAGATTTTCAGACCATGGAATAAAGAACTATATCTTAGAGAACCTCATTCAAAACCTTTTAATGTAGTGTGGCCAGGCTTTGGTTATTACTTAGATCAAAAAGGTCATGCAACAGTAAATTACAGTATAGGTGGCGGGTGTAATACTGAAGCATTATTTAAAACTGAAGAAGCACTAGGACTTGCACCACCTTTTACTAGTCCTGTATTTTACAATCCAGACGTTATAATTTTAATGCTTACTGAGCCTATTAGAGATCTAAGTCCGCAACGTTGGCCAGCAGAAGCAGGTCTTAAGGATTTAGAAAAGTATTTTGTACAACGTGATAAGATTGTAACAGAAGCAACTAGTATTGCTGACATGAATAATAGATTAATTACAGCATTGTTAGACAATGCACAAAAAATTTATGATGAAACTAAAGTGCCTTGGATTATTATAGAAGGCTGGGGTAAACTTCCACAAGACCTATCTAAGTATACTTTTATAAAACACGTTCACCGCAACTGGATGGAAAATTTGCTAGGACATGAAATACCTGCCATGAGTAGTTGGCCTACAATAAACTTGTTGCGTAGAGCAAGACCAGATTTAGCAGATTCAAGTGCAATTATTAAAACAGCACCTGAATCAGAATTTAAAAAGATAGTAGATTCTTATGAAGATACTATTAAAACAATGGAACAAAATGATAAGTTTCCTGATAACTGCCATCCAGACAGAACAGTACATGAGCAGTTAGCAAACGAATTAGAATCTTATGTATGATGCAGTTTTTATAAGTTATAACGAACCTGATGCTGATGAAAGATATAAGCGTTTATTAGAACGCTATCCTAACACTAAAAGAATACATGGTGTTAAAGGAATACATCAGGCTCATATTGCCGCCGCGAAGAAATGTTCAACAAAAATGTTTTGGGTCATAGATGGCGATGCAGACTTATTACCAGAATTCAGTTTAGATCATAAAGTAAATGAATATGATTTAGATTGTGTCCATGTATGGCGTAGCCGAAATCCTATCAACAATTTAATCTACGGTTATGGAGGTGTCAAACTCCTACCTAGACGTCTCACTATGAACGTAGATATTAGCAGTACTGATATGACTACCAGTATAAGTGATAGGTTCAAGGCTATGCCATTCGTGAGTAATATTACTAGCTTTAACACAGATGAATTTAGTACTTGGAAAAGTGCTTTTAGAGAATGTGTTAAGTTGTCTAGTAAAATAATACAGGGGCAAGAAGATGATGAAACAAATAAAAGACTTGATACATGGTGTACAACGGGCTCTGAAAAAGAGTTCGGTAGATTTTGTATCCTTGGCGCTAGGAGTGGTCGTGACTATGGTAATAATTACAAGTCTGAGCCTAGCTCTTTAGCAAAAATAAATGACTTTGATTGGTTACAAGAACGTTTCCATATGGATGAAATGAATGATACCCTTTAAGGATATAACAAAACTAGGACAAAGGACTATGTTGGAAAACAACTTGTTTTCTGTGTCCTGGATCCTTGGACGTTTTTGTAACTATAATTGTAGCTATTGTTGGCCCTATGCTAGAAGCAGTACACCCGACCATCAAGAATTTAAGATTTATACAAATGCAATAGACGAGATAAAACGACAAGCTAGAGAAAATGGCTTTGACAAGTTTCATTTTAGTTTTAGTGGCGGTGAACCTACAGCATATAAAAAGTTTATTGATTTAATTAAACACTATGAAGATTACGAAAGTAAATATTTAAGTATACACATGACAAGTAATTGCAGTCCTGCAAAACGTTGGTGGACAAGATGGTTAGACGCAACTCATGTTATGGACAGAAGAAGTATTACTGCAAGTTTCCATGCGGAATTTGCCAATGAGAAAGAATTTGGTGACAAACTTTTATATTTACAGGACAATGATGTCCTTGTAACGATCAATCAGGTAATGGTGCCTGAACACTGGGAGGAATATTATGAACGAAGTAAACGATTTAGTGATAGGGGCCTTCATGTTACACTCAAGCCTCAGTCTGATCCTACTGCTAGTTTTGTCGTGGATGGTTATACGGAAGCCCAAAAAGAAATTTTACGAACCGAAAACCAACAAGACGGTTACCAAGTCGCATTATATGATGCTAAAGGAATAGAATACTGGATTGATCAAGCAGAAAGATTAAACGCATACGGATTTAACAAATTTAAAGGTTGGATGTGTAACAGTGGATATCAAAGTTGTATTATAAGAAGCAATGAAGTGAAACGTGCATATAGTTGCCATGATGAACCTTTAGGCACGTTAGAAGAAGGATTTAAGCTGTTTAATGCACCAATGCCTTGTATAACTCCAACGTGTGTTAGTAGTGCAGACAGTAAGATACCAAAGGAAAAGAATGTATAAGTTAGAAGATATAAAATCGATACACTTAGAAGTTACTTCTAAATGCCAAGCGAAATGTCCTATGTGTGCTAGACGTGTGCATGGTGGTCCTTTACTTGACTCTATCACTTTGGCAGAAGTTAATATAGAATTATTTAAAAAATGGTTCAGTGTAGATTTTATAAAACAACTATGGCATCTTAATATGTGCGGTAACCTAGGTGATCCTATTGTTGCAAAGGATACATTAGAAATATATCAGTACCTAAGAAGAAATAATGAAACAATGGGTTTAACAATGCACACTAACGGAAGTGGTCGTGTAGCACAATGGTGGAGAGAACTTGCAAAAATAAAAGTTGTGGCGGCATTTGGTATTGACGGATTAGAAGATACACACTCAAGATATAGAGTAAACACAAACTGGAACAAAATTATAGACAATGCAAAAACATTTATTGAAGCCGGCGGAGAAGCACGTTGGGATATGTTAGTCTTTCAACACAATCAACATCAACTTGAAGACTGTCGTGCGTTATCTAAAGAATTAGGTTTTAAAGAGTTTCAAGTAAAACATACAACACGTTTTAGAGATGGAAAGTTTGATGTTATAGATGAAAACTGGAATAAAGTTGATACGTTATATCCGTCAGATAAAAGTTTAGAAATGATAGCACCAGCTGAAGCGGCCAGAGAAGAAAAATTACCAAAGATTAATTGTAAAGCAGTTGAAGATCATATGTTATATATTAGTGCAGGTGGTGATGTTGCTCCTTGCTGTTGGTTAGATTTAAAATGGATGCCTCAACTGTTCCCAAGTAAGATGGATTATATGATGAAAGTTAAAAGGTTTCCTAACTTACACGACGAAAGTTTAAAAGAAATATTTGATAGTGGGTTCTTTGACTTAATAAGCAGTCAATGGTCAACTTGTGGATTAAAAGAATGTTCAAAACAATGTGGAAGTTTTGATAAGTTACGTGAACAATTTGTGGAGAAGAAATGAAAATAACGATTGCAGGGTATGGAGCAGTAGGACAAGCACATCATAAGGTGTTTGGAGGTCATTACGACATAGAAATATATGATCCGTTTAAAGGATACAAAGATATGAGTAGTGATACGGAAGGATTAATTGTATGTACAGCAACACCGTCATATGAAAACGGTGCTTGTTTAATTAATAGTGTATATGATGTAATAGAACGTTCACCTAAAGTACCTGTTATAATAAAGAGTACAATTAGTTTAGAAGGTTGGGAAACATTAATGGAACACTTTCCAGATAGGGATATAACATTTAGCCCAGAGTTTCTACGCAACAATACAGCAGAACAGGATCTATTGAATACAAAGGATTTTATGTTTGGTGGCGGAAACATAAACTTTTGGCAGTCAGTCTTTGTTAATGTATTAGGTAATATTAGCATTGGTATTGCAGATCCACGTGAATTAATACTAGTTAAATACTTTCGTAATAGTTTTTTAGCAAACAAGGTTGCATTCTTTAATCAAGTATATGACTTATGTGAAGCAACAGGTATTAACTATGATGCAGTTGCAACAGGTATAGGTGCAGATAAACGCATAGGTACAAGTCATACCGAAGTTACAAAAGAAAGAGGCTTTGGTGGACATTGTTTTCCTAAAGATATACAAGCAATAATTTATACCGCAAAACAAAATGGTGTTGATTTAACCTTGTTAAAAGAAGCATTGGAGTATAACAAGAAAGTTAGAAAATGATAGCAAGAGTAATTTTATTTTTATATATAATGATGTTTCCTGCAAATGCAATAGAGTTGCAAAAGTTTTACAAAGAACCTTTAACAGAAACTGATAAGAAAGGTATCATTGCTTTTAATATATTACAAACAATAGATATGTTACAGACTTTAGAAATAGCAAACAATGACAACTATTATGAAAAGAATAAAATATTAGGTAAGCACCCAAATGAGTTTCAAGTTATAACTTATTTTATTGCTAGAGGATTTGCACACTATGAAGCAACAAAGATGATACCTGAAAAGTATAGAGCTATATGGCATACGTATAACATTGTTTATAATTATGATGTTATCAGAGATAATCATAATATAGGAATAAGAATAGGCTTTTAATGAAAATAGATATCAATGATATAAAGTATTGGATGGACGCAATTCGTAACAGCGAAGACAAGGATCGTACACTTGAAAGTTTCTGGGGTGGACAGATCAAGAGTAAGCTGTGGTTGATTGAAGCACTTGAAAAACATAAGTCAATTAGAAACGCAGAGTGCGTAATACATGGAGGGTGGAATGGTGTATTAGCTTGTATGATGTTTAATAGTGAACTAGGAATTAAACATATCACAAGTATTGATATAGATCCCAAGTGTCAAGAAATTGCTAGTATGATGAATAAACGTTATGAGATGGAAGGTAAGTTTGAAAGTGTAACTTCTGATATGTGTGACTATGAATATAAAAGAGAACCATACTTTGTTATTAATACAAGTTGTGAACACATTACAGAAGAACAATATAATGTTTGGTTAGGTAATGTACCTGATGGAGCACAAATTATTTTACAAAGTAATAACTACTTTGAGCATAAAGAACACGTAAACTGTATGAAAGATCTAGCAGAATTTAAACGCAAGTCTAAACTAAACGTATCTGAAGAATCAGAATTAGAATTGCCTAAGTACACAAGGTATATGCTAATAGGAAGAAAACAATGAAAGTCAAACTAGGTTGTAGAGGTAGCGAACTGTCATTAGCTATGGCAGAACTAGTAACTAAAAAACTAGAACAGCTAGACTGTACTGTAGAAATAGTTCCTATAAAGTCAGACGGAGATATTCATGAACATAAAGTTATCGCTGACATAGGCGGCAAAGGAGTATTTTGTAAACGTATAGAAGATGAATTGTTTAACGGAACTATTGATATTGCAGTACACAGCACAAAAGATTTACCAACTATAATGCCCAAGGAGTTAATTCTTGCAGGAGTACTGAAACGTAATGATCCAAGAGATTGTGTAGTAGGAAAACTACACCCTGGTGCAGTAGTAGGAACAGGATCACCAAGAAGATTAGAACAGCTTACACTAATAGATGAATCATTAGTAG